TTATTACCTGATCCAAATCTTTTAAGTAAGATGCTTAGTGCTTTTCCTCTTACATCCATTCGTTCATCAGCGTAACGCCAATCAATCAGCATATCCATCATCATCATTCTCCGATGTCATTACTCTAGCGTTTGTTTTACTCACATGCTCGTCCCAAGGATGAACATATTTGTATGCATCTACATTTGAATAGACTTCACTCTCTAGTGCGTTGACTAAAGACTTAAGGTTCTTGACGATGAGTTTTAGTTTCTCTCTATCCATATTTAGGTTACAGATGTGACCATCATACCATAAAAAAAGAGGGGTGTCTACCCCTCTTCTCAACTACTGCAGAATTTCTCTACATATTCGTTTGCATTCGTTTTGTTGTGTATCACATTCGATCAGACACTCGTAGTAATCATCTAACATGTCATCTTCGGACTTGTAGTGATTATGCTGCCAACCATCTAATTGACTGTGCGAAATTAAATTATGCATGTTCCTCCATAAGTGTACCTCATAATATAGAGGAGGTTTCAGAGCATCTTGTTATCTCCAATTCTACCACTATTTATTTTCATATCAAGACATCCAGTAGGATTTGATACAAAAATAAATGCCTACGAGTTTATACTCATAGGCACTTAAATTATATTAGCTGCAAGGTGATGCCTTACTTCTAACTTTGATTCCACGATACATTAGTTCGTGTCTCTGACGCTGTGCTGCTTCCGCAACAACTTTTGCGTTGTACTGTTCAGCGTCGTACTTGACGCCTCTGTAAGTGACTGTTGTCATTTTGCTTCTCCTGAAGTAGTGGGATTTATAGCCCCGTTCCTTCAGTCGTTTGCGTCCCATGTACATGCGAGACCCATTGTTTCAACAAGATGCACTGAGTAAATCTCAACGACTTCAATCCTCTGTTGAGGTGTGAGGTCAGGGTGATTTCTCACACGGTCAAGCTTTTCAGCAATGTCCGCACAGGTTACACCTGCGATCAAGAGTCCAACTAGATGTATCATAGGATGAACGCTCCGTTCCGCGACTTACTTGCGTCCCTAATGGGATGAACGTGTTAGTATTCTAACATAAGTATTTAGAATTGTCAATCTGTATCAACCGATACAATTATCATATCTTAACTTTTTAATTTCCTGATAGGTAAAAGGACTGTCCTCTACCTTTGCATACCCTCTTAACAGTTGCATCGTATGTAGGAGGATCTTGTGTTATTAATTCTTTTGCGAAGTCAAAAGCTTCTCTAAAACGATTCCATTTATATACCTCTTCATATGTTTTAGCACACACAAGGACACCATCGCTTCTTTGAAGTCTCATAGTTTTCCATACAGTAGGTTCATCTAACCTTCTGTAAAATAATGCCCAATCTCCTGTTGGTGAACCACTCATTTCTTTTTCTTGGGTTGAGGTTTACTAGGATCGTTCCAAAGTTTTGGACTAACTCTACCTTCTGATTGAACTATTGCTAGAACACTTTTATATTTGTCGTAGTAATGATCAAATATTTCAGACATCTTATATGCCATAGTAAGATCCCACCTCGTCTCATCCTCACCTGCCTTGTATTGAACAAGATATGCATTGTAAGGTAGTGCAGAGTTGTTTTCTTTTTTTGGATCGCAGTTTTCTTTTAGTATATTCAAAGTAATCATTAGCTACGGTTTCCCCACTGGATTGATGGAAATGCTTGTTCTACACACTGTCTGGTAATCTTCCAACGTTTACCAATCTTCTTGTCTTTGACAAGACACAGAACCTCTGCTTCTCCTTGATGCAATCCTTCTAACAATTGAATGAACAAAGTCTCACGACGTGTCTGTGAGATATTTGCACCACCTTTGAAGAACAGATACAACTTACGATACTCATGATCTAACTTAGTATGTTCTGTTTCCTCTGGTGCATCATTCTTTTTGTATGGCACCTCACCTTCTGGAAGCATAGAAATAACACTCTCATCAAAGTTAGCAATTAGAAGAGCTCTAAGTGCTGGAGTGTTATATTCCTCCAGAAGTTTAACCTTTTGTGCTTTTGTCTTTGCATTGCTAACTTTTTGTAGCACTTCATGCATTAATAATTTCATAACCTAATAGATACCGTAAATATATTTATTCCTCTTCCAATTCGTCCTCATTTAAGAAGCGAACTGAGAGAAGTTCTTCGTTGATCCACTGACCATGTGAGTTTAACATTTCTGGATGAACACTTTGTTCCTCTTGTACATTATACATGTGTTCTTGTTTTACCTCTGCAGCTACCCATCCAAATATTACCCCAATTGCTAAGAAAATAAAGGATGTCGTTACCGAAATAAAGATCATCATTGTTTCAGTCATTGTTCAACTCCGAACTAGTTTTTGTTTCCTTGTCCCATCTTAGTTCAAAGTTGAAGTACACTTTGCGTTTGAAGAGGGAGAACACCTTATTAATGTGTAAACCTTTTTTAGATTTCTGTTCCTTCGGTTTTGCCCTCCTGAGCATTAGCTCTATGCCTCTATTTATTTTGAGTTCTTTCATTTTTTTGGTACTGAAACCAGATTTTTTTCTAAAAATAATTTAGCGGTCTCAACAAGACCACCAATCTGTTTTCCGTCAATAACAACGAATGGAAACCCAACAACATCAGGATATTTTTCTTGAAATACTGCAGATGGACATTGGTTTTCTTTTTCACCAACAACAATTTTAGTGTATTCCACACCTGCTCTTTCAAACAAGTCAATAAGATTACCGCAAAATTTACATCCGACTTTTGTGTAAGCTTTAATCTCCATAGTCTTTTTTCTATGTATGGAATCAGTATAACACAGACTCAACTTTTTGGCAAAAAAATTGGCGGAGAATTTTTTTCCCCGCCAACGAAATCACTTTGTGATTTTAGATTAGACCTAATGATCCTGCTGAAACTCCAACTGCAATAAAGAAAGCGAATTCTAGAATGCCGTGGTATTCATGTGGGATGTCAAAGATCTTTGCTTTGAATTGAGTCATTTGACCTTGTGCTCCTCAGGTACAACCTTAACCGATTGATGGTGCTGTTAGAGCAACCTGAGTTGTCTCTGCAGCAGCTAGATCAAGTGGGAAGTTGTGAGCATTACGCTCGTGCATTACTTCCATACCTAGGTTTGCTCTGTTAAGAACGTCTGCCCATGTAGGAATGACGCGACCACCATTGTCTAGTACAGACTGGTTGAAGTTGAAACCGTTAAGGTTGAATGCCATTGTGCTTACACCCATTGCAGTTGCCCAGATGCAAACCACAGGGAATGCTGCTAGGAAGAAGTGAAGACTTCTGCTGTTGTTGAATGAAGCATATTGGAAGATCAAACGACCGAAGTAGCCATGTGCTGCAACGATGTTATATGTTTCTTCTTCTTGTCCGAACTTGTAACCGTAGTTCTGTGACTCTTGCTCAGTTGTCTCTCTGATTAGAGAAGATGTAACAAGAGAACCGTGCATAGCACTGAATAGAGAACCACCAAATACACCTGCTACTCCAAGCATGTGGAATGGGTGCATAAGAATGTTGTGCTCTGCTTGGAACACGAACATGAAGTTGAACGTACCTGAGATACCAAGAGGCATACCATCAGAGAAAGATCCCTGACCGAAAGGATAGACGAGGAAAACTGCCATCGCTGCTGAAACTGGTGCAGAGTATGCAACACAGATCCAAGGACGCATACCTAGACGGTATGAAAGTTCCCACTGACGACCACAATATGCTGTGATACCGATAAGGAAGTGGAACACTACCAACTGGTAAGGACCACCATTGTACAACCACTCATCTACAGATGCTGCTTCCCAGATAGGATAGAAGTGTAGACCGATTGCGTTTGAACTAGGCACAACAGCACCAGAGATGATGTTGTTACCAAATAAAAGTGAACCAGCAACTGGTTCTCTGATTCCATCAATGTCCACAGGAGGAGCAGCGATGAAAGCAATGATGAAACATGTAGCAGCAGCAAGCAAGCAAGGAATCATGAGAACACCGAACCAACCAACATAAAGTCTGTTGTCAGATGATGTTACCCACTCGCAGAATTCTGGCCATCCAGCAAGGAGACCACCACTACGCTTTTTTGAAAGAGTTGTCATTTGAATAAGGGTTAAGTAATAGTGCAGGGGACACTGAGGTTAGTATTCCTTTCCCACCCTCAGGGAAAGGTATGAGAGGCGTCTTTTACTTGGATAGCCTCGGTAGGAGTGTTAGTCCGTTCTCCAAGAGTAAACCATGTTAGGAAAGCAAAACCTTCTTAACATTTGTTAACTTATTTATTATACAGGAGAACCCTAAAAACCGTCAACCCTTAGAAGATGGGTATTTATACCCATATTTTGCGAAAGGATGCTTAGGAATTCTATGCTTGGGATTCCTTTTTAAGTCTCTTTTAAGATCCTTGAGAAACTTGAGGTGAGCTTTAATTTCAGAAGGAAGCATCTTGTGTATCATATTCACCATACACTGGTTGAACCTCCCAGTTCGCCCAATCTATTTTTCTTTTTGCTATTAGTTCTTCCAACTCATCTACTGTCAAAGATACCTTTACTGGTTTACTAGTTTCTTTTTCGTATATGTGGAAAATTAGTGAGTCTATCATGTTAGTGATAAATGTACCATCCAGTGGCTATGTATTTTGTCTCAGTATTGCTGACAATACCTTTGTGTGCGTGTGTCCAGAAAGCAGGGAAGATACACAGTCTTCCTTCTACTGCATCAATAGTTTTATCATACTCTGGATAGTATGTACCGCCACCATCAGTGACCGTATTCAAATATAGTGTCCAAGCAAGAACTCTTTCTATTCCACGACCATAATTCTCGCAATGTAATAGATGATATCCTTGACCAGGATTGTATCTCTGTAAATTGTATCCCATCTCAACAGAGAATACATCTACTATTTCAGTAGACCTGTAAGTATCTAGGTAAATATCTGATTTGGATTGAAGAATCCTTGAAATAATTGTGCTTGGAACAGTTCCATCATTGAAGTATAAAGTTATGTCCTTAGAATCTTTTACACTAGGATCTCTAATTACTTCACCATCAACAATATATCTTCCTCTAAATTGAAGATCTTTATTGTCCTCAAAGAAGTCAATAATTTTCTTACACATATCATGAGGAGCTGCGTTATCGTACACTCCTATAAAATCAACCATAAAAAAAGAGGGGATGCTCCCCTCTAATTATATCACTATTATACTGATGGTGCAAATGCAGGAATCATTATACCTCCATCTCCATCATCATCGTCATCATCGTCGTCCCATGGAAGATCACCAAGCATTATAAAACTTGCCAAGAATACACAGATAACTGGCATAAATGGAAACAATAAAGTATTAAGCCATGTTTGATAATCTGCTTCCAACATCAGATTAAACCATGAGCGTATACAGGTAGTCCAATTGTTGCTGTAATACCTGTAGCAAACATGAATGTAATGAATGGAATGTAACGTACTGACATAGGTCTCTTATAAACCTCCATGACATCATGGTAGTTCATTTAGAAAATGCCAGGAATGATGTTGCCTGTTGTTGCATAAGCACCTACTGCTGCAACGAAACCGAGCATTGCTGCCCAACCGTTAAATCTTTCTGCTTCTGGAGTCATGATAGTGTACCTTTTTTGTGTTGTTTGTGTGTATAAAATGGATTCAATAATATTCATGGTTTAAAAACCAAGAATACCACCGAAGAAAAAGCTTCCTGACAAAGCGTAAGAAATGAAACCTGATACTATACCAAGCATTGCAAGTCTACCATTAAGTTTCTCAGCACTAGGACCATATCCTTCGTAGTTCTCTACGTAAGACATACGGGGTTCTGATGCGAACATGTTTTGTCTTCCACCTGATTCAGTTGTTGTTGTCATTTGTTACTTTGTTAAGAAACGTTACAATAGTATATAGCAAATATAAAGTTTTGTCAAGCGGAAATGATATTTGAAATGCTTATGGTGAACATAAGGAAATTGAATAAATAAATAAGGATCCAAGAATTATACGTTATGAAGAAACTACTTCCTATCGTTATGCTACTTTTGACGGCAGGTGCAGCTAACGCTGGTGGACTTGTCACTAAACACTCTTCAAGTGTACAACTCACCGTTGACGCTGCAAGAGCAACCTCATCAAGAATTGGTTCGTCGTTCAGCATCTCAGGTACAAATATTGATACCACAGATGGTACGACTGCTGGAACTGTGAGTGCTGGAACAATCACATCAGGAGTTTATAATCCTGGCACAATTGCAGCGACACAAGATACTGCTGGTGCAGCGTTCAGCTTTAGCCAAAGCTACACCCAAGCTGATGCCGTCCCTACTAGTGCAGCAACTGTTGGTGCGAACCCTAACTTTAGCAGTGTAACATCTTATTCTGCTGGTACAAAAGATACATTAGCTGCAACAATTACATCAGCAAATGTTATCGGAATCACAGCTGGTGGAGCTGGTACTACAGCGACAGGTCAATTTGTGTCCGAGATCACCGTGATTGATTAATGGAGGATCCTCGTGAACATCCATTTTGGAAAGATAACAACGTGTATTGCCACAGGTGCACTCGTAGTCAGTACTACTGCACCTGTGATGGCAGTGCCCGTAGTCCCAAATTTTCAGCAAGGCTCTATGACGAGCCACACAGAGACCACGAGTAAAGTCACAGAAACCATAAATTCTATGGATTATTCCACAGGATATCAGTATTCTGCGACTGGCTCAGGCGTAACTGCTAGTGGCAACCTGTCTCCTACGACAGGAACAAACAATGTAACTATTAATGGCGTGACATCATCATGGACAGGCGTAACAGACAAACCAACGTTTACACAGACAAATCCTGGCGCAGCATTCCAGTTTACAGAAACCTATTCTGGACCTGGTTTACAAAACCACACGATTATCAACAGAGTAACAGAGGTTACAAGCGTAACAGATACAACAAGTATTTTCTCCCAGTAATTTTATGTCTAACAAATATTGTAAATGCAATTCCTGCTCGTGCAGAGACAGTAGGAGGTGTAAGTGCAACTGCTGCTCCTGTAGCGAATAGTTCAGGCTCAGTTACCAATCAAGCTATACAGGTCCTGCAAGGTCCTTACATAACTAATACTTATGGTAATGGTATACAATGTCAAGGTGAAACCGTCAACGTAACTCCATTCATCACAGGAAATGCGTCGTCTCAAAAACCTTGGGAGGATTATTATGATTCGCCAGTGTACGACATGCGAGACTTAGATGAAGACGGTGCACCAGACAATCCAGGTAATATTTTATATTATGTTCCTACTCGTACAGGTCAGAAGGATAACTACAACCTTTCTTTTGGTTTCAGTGCTACATGGTCTATTCCAAAAGATAAAAAGTTACAAGAGTTATGTAAGGCAGCTGCAGAGTCTAACATTGCATTAATGCAACAACAAAATGCTAATAAGCGTCTTGACTTTGAGATAGCTAGGTTGAAAAATTGTGGAGAATTATTAAAAGCTGGAATTCGTTTTGCACCTGGCACAAAATATGCTCGTATCTGTGCTGATGTACAAGTACAAGGTGTTAACTTTATGGTTCCACATAAACATGAGATCCCTAAAGTATCTACTGACGCATCAAAATTAGGTCTTCCTATCTCTATTGGTGATAAAAAATAATGGACATCAATGAGATCAAATTAAGAGGAGGAGAGATTGACATAATCAAAATCCCTTTCACTCCTGATTATTTGTTAGATCCACCTCAAGCTATACCAATCTATCCACCAGTAACATC